AAATCTGCCATTGGAATTATTATAAGCATTACCAACATTGGTTTGAACTTGATTAAAAACTATATCACCTTGAATACTTTCATCTCCTGATGAAGTCTTGTTGGCTTTACAAGCAAAAGCTATAACAGCATTATGACCAGTACCACCATTAGCAACTGGCAATACACCAGTAACCTTTGATGTTAAGTTAACTGCATCATCTGCTATCTTTGCTGTGCTGACTGAGCCATCAGGTGGAACTACAGTTTGCAAAGCCTTACCAGAAAATATGACGTAGATGTCATCTGATGCTGCAACTGTGTAACCTACAAAATTTAATGTAGTACCGTTAGTTGTATAAGATGTTGTTGGTTCTTGTCTTACATTGTTGATGTACAATTCTACTTCATTAGCATTAGCTACAGGATGACTCAAGGTAACTGAAGCACCTGATGCTCCTGTTAAATCTTGTTTGACCATAGAAGAGTACGAGTTTGTAGATTGGTTACCTACGTATCCCATAATAAATCTCCTTATGAACTAATTGCATCTACTGCAGAAACCCAAGCATCTAAACTTGAGGCAGTATCTGATTTGACGTAAAGTCTATCTCCTGATTGAACAACTACTTTTGCCCCACCGTCTAAAACCTGTAGAGCACCTCCACTTGCTATGGGTGCACCCTTAACTAAGTAGACGTTTGCTGTTCCATTATTAATATAACAGTCAACATTAATTGCATTTGTTGTTGTGTTTGCCATGTGTATTCCTACGATTGTATCGAAAGAATCAAAGTTACTACCGTCAGGAATATCTGTGGCAGCAGTACCAACTCCCTGTGCTGTGTATCGTCTAAAATTTTGTGCCATAATATTTCCTTATAAAGCTATTGACATTGCTATTGAAAATCCTGCAGTTGCAAAAGTTGAAGCATCTATCGCTGCAACCTGCCAAGCAGAACCATTGTAAACTTTTAAAACATTTGAACTTGTATTGAAGTACAATGCTCCTGTTGCAAGTGCATTACCATCATTGTCTACTGTTGGGTCACTTGACTTACCACCAAGGTAAGTATCATCTACTGAATCTTGTGCAGACTGTGCTAGTTCTGCATAGTACTTAGCAGAGTACAAACCACCTGCTACTGCAGTATTTGTAGCAAAACTGTTTCCACCACCAATAGCCCATTGTTTAGCTGAACCTGCTGATTGTCCTGATTGTGTTCCAATAGCATATTCTTTAGCTGAGTATTCTGTTCCGTCTACTTGATTAGTTGTATCTGTTGCCCACTCTTTTGAACTTCCAGAACCTGCAGTATCTGTTACTCCTGTTCCACCTAAAGCCCATGCCTTAGATGAATAGTTAGAACTTTCTACTGCACCATCAACTTTGTTTGCATAGTTACCTGCTAGTGTTGCAGAGGTACTTGCATTAGTCTCTGCTGTTTCAGCATTAGTTTCTGCAGTCTCTGCTGCAGTCTTAGCTGTTTCTGCTGCAGTTTGAGCAGTCTCTGATGCAGTCTTAGCTGTTTCAGATGCAGTCTTTGCAGTTACCGAATCATTTTTAGCAGTTACTGAAGCATCTCTAGCAGTTTCTGATGCTGCTTGTGCAGTCTCTGCTGCAGTTTTCGCAGTCTCTGCTGCAGTTTTAGCTGCTGTTGCTTGTGAAACTTGTGAAGCTGCTGCTGTATCTACATAATTCTTAGTTGCAACATCCTGTGCTGACGTTGGGTCAGTTACATTAGTTACTCTTAATGAGGTGGCATCCCATTGGTTAGTAGAGTCAGATTTTGTAATAGAATCATTAGAGATATCTATAGCTTCTTGAGACATATTGAAGCCCTGAATACTGTCCGTATCAAGGTCAGATTCTTTCAAGACAGAACCTGCAGCATAATCTACTAATCTTGAAGTTTGACTAGTATTTCTTCTGATAACTATAGCAGCACCATTAGCAGGGGGAGTTCCAAAAGTAATCTGACTAGAGGACGGAAAAGTATAATGTGTAGTTATAGTTTGAAGTACTCCCCCTACAAATACTTTTACATCAGCATTAGAACGATACGTAAATCCTATCGTGTAAGTTGCTAGTGTACCGTTTCCTGTGTACCTAGTTAGTGCGTAAGCCATATTTTATTTCCTTAATATGTTAAATGGTAAATTAGTTGAGTCATTAGTTCCTGTAGCTTTCATTGCTTTATCTACTGTCATATCTACTGACCTTTTTATTTGGGCTTCTTCCATTAGAAGTTTAGTAAATGCTATATCTCTAAAAGAATTAATAACATCTTTTACAGTATTTACAGCAATACTTTCACTAGAAGGGACACCTATAGGTAACTTAGATTTTGTAATAGGATACAAAGCATCTTTTAATTTACCTTCATAGGTATATCTCATCCACCTATCATACATAGTTTCTTTACCATCGTTAGTCATCTCTGTTCTTAAATCAACATTAGGTAAATCTTTATGTTTATATGGTGCAGTAAAGTGAGTATTATTAGACCTAGCTAAAACATACAAGTATTGTTCTATCTCTAACTCTTTATTATCTTTACCTCTCCTTCTTTGTTCAGCAGAAGTAGTAGAGAATAAATTAATAGACCCCATAGGATTACTTAAAGTTCTAGGTGCACCTAAAGCTGTATATTGTTTTGGTATAGTAGAATCATTAGGGTTTATTCTAGTCATAAAATATTGACCTAAATTTTCTGGGTCATTTAATACAGGGTGGTCTAACATTTGAAATTTATACCAAGTGTTAGGAACTGCAGTTTGTATCTTCTCCCCAATAAACTTTATAAACTCCCCTTCACTATCTTCTTTCATAGCATCTTCACCAAGTTCTAATATCGCATTAGCACCTGCAAATAAATTAGCATCTCTAATAGATTGAAGTATTGCAGTTACAGCTATCATACTTTTATCATATAGGTGCATATATTCATTCTCACCTACCATTTCTCCTTGTTCTCTTCGGTAAGCAAGTTCGTCTAAACCTTCTAAAGCATTAACCATGATTTTTATAGGTGTGGAAAAAGGGTCAAAGTTACGGTAGTTAAATTCAGAGTCACCTATAATAATTGTATAAGGTTCTATGCCTCCTGCATTTTCACCTTGTCTTCTTATTTTATAGTCTTTTCCCTGTGCTCCTGTAATATTACCTGTGGCATACATACTATATATAGAACCTGCAATAGCTAAAGATGTTAAAGCCTCTCCTTGTGCTCTTACTTGTCTATGTATGGGAACACCTGCTCCACCACGTAAGTCTCTCATAAAGTTAGGCATTACCAGTTGTAATCCTGGGGTCAATCTAAAACCTTCTTCAAACACACGTATAGGTGTTCTAAAGAATAATTGACCTACCAATCTCATATATGGATGTCTGTTAATAAAACCTTCATAACCTTTTGCCATTTTTGATACAGATGATTCACCAGAAAAGTCTCTCTTAAATAGAGCATCAAGTGTATAATCTTTACCTGCTTTATTTGTAGCAGATTGCATTAAATCACCATTCTTTTCTAATTCTTTAGCTACCCAATCATCTACTGATTTAAAACCTCTACCAACAGAACCTCTTGATATAGCTTCATCAGTTAATATTTCAGCAGCATTAGGTGCATCTTCATAAGCATCATTTATAGCTTCCTTAACTTTTTTATTTACATAATCATCTAAGTCTTTACCTTTGAGTTTCTTTGCAGCAGCATCTTCCAATGCTCTTGCAGTTGCATCTCCTACAACAAATTGCCTATATAGTACTTGCTCAAACATGGCATCAGTTGCTAATAAAAGTCTAGGAAAAAATCGTACAACACCACCACCAAATTTCTTAGGTATGACGTTATATGATTCTAAAAATCTAGCTGTATCTCCTGTTAATAATGCTCTTTCATATCTAAAAGCTGCTATACCAGAACGTAATGCTGTTTTCCATACACCTCTTATTGCCCCATATTCTGATGACATTTGTCGTAAGGCTTTTCTAGTTAAACCATCTCTCATTAAATTATTCATAAATGGTTTGTAAAATGTTTTAAGTGCAGAAGGAATTGTGTTTAACATTATAGTTTTAGGTGAAAACACATTACCAATAATAACTTCGTTAACACCTTTTAATGCTACGTTAGCCCCTCTTCCTATTTTTGCAGAAAGGTTCTGAGATAACACTTCATCTTTAATTTCAGATACTAGTAAATCACGTTCTCTACGTAACTCTTTAGCTTCTAAATGTTTACCTGCAGCATTAGCCTCATCAATTTGTGTGTTTAATTTTCTAACTTCTACATCAAGGTCAGCTTTATTATTAGCTGTCTCTATAATATTTAAAAATCTTATTTCAGCTTGACTTCTACTTAATCCCTCGTCAGCCATTAAGTTAGCTATGGATAAACCTCTACCTTCACCTGTGGTAGTACTCTTTTGAGTTTGACGTAATCTTCTAGCTGCAGATTTAGATAATGCTATATAAACACTATCTACTGGTGCTTTTAGTTTTTCTATTTTATCTATAGTGTTTCTTATTTTTTCTACTTCAGTAGGTGTAAGATTTTCTTTTCTTGCTAACTTAACTAACTCTGCTGTTTGTTGATTATATTTATCTACAACAGTCTGTGAAGATTTTTGTAATACTTGCTGTTGATTCTCTCCCATCTTAGATTTATTAAGAAAGTCAACAATTTCATCTGGACTCTTTGCACTAGCCTTTAGTAATACTTCATTAATACTATTAGATACTTCTTCTAATTTTGCTAGACTTTGTGTTCCATCTTCTGTTAATCCCATAACTTTACCAGATGGTGCAACTTTATCTAACTCTACTAATACATCATTCATCTTAGTATTAATTTTTTCTGGGCTAGTATCGTCTAAAATTTTATTAGCAGTAGAAAGATTTTCAGTAACTTCTTCACTAATTTCTTCAGTCACCTCTTCAGTAACTTCATCAGTTTTTACTTTAGACTTTTTACCTTTTATGGCTGCAGTTGCGTACTTAGTACCAAAGGTAACTCCTGTTCCTAAAACCTTACCTAATCCAAAACCAAATGCTGCACTTTTAGCAACTTCACCTGAATCTATTTCTTCTCCAGTTACAGATGTTGTTACCACTTGTCTAGCTACGTTATCTGTAGCTGCATAAACAGCACCTTCTACTCCTGTATACATTCCTGCTTTTACAGAATGTTTTAAAAGTTGCATTAGACCTTCTTTAGTAGCAATCTTTGCAGTTACTCCACCTGCTGCAACTAAACCAAAAGTTGCTAGTCCTGCATATGTAGTGGGGTCAGATAATATTCCTTTAAAAAATCTACCTGTTCCTGCCAAAGATACACCTAAGTCATCATAAGATTCCATCAAGTATAGAAAGGCACGTTTCTGTGATTCAGATGCACCATGTACTCTTGCAGCATCAACAGCCATTTTAGGTAAGTTATAGTTAAAGAAACCCATCATCTCAATGCCATACTTAGCAGCATCTTCATCAGACTTACCAAAAGAATCTTGGGCTTTCTTATCTCCCCAAGTAATACCTCTATTCATTTTGTAAAGTATCTTTGATGCCTCTATAAACTTTTTATTTTGAATTAAGTCTTCATCATAGATAGATTCATTAGGAGTTGTATCCTCAAATCTATCATTAAATATAGGCTCATTTGTTGATACTTGTTGAGAAGTTGTAGTATTAGTAGCAGTATTAGTGTTAGTAGTTGTAGAAGGATTGTCTTTTAAATAGCTTTCTATTTTTGCTCTAGCTTCATCTATAGTTAACTTTTTATTTAAACTATATACTTGTCCTTTGTATTGAAACAACTGTTGGTCTGCCATTTAATTATCCTATATGTCTGGTATTGTTATCACTGCAGAAGAAGGTGGAGAAGGTATAGGAAGTTCTAAAATTTCTGCTTTTCTCAAATCAATAATATATTTTGCTTGGGCTTCAGCCCCACGTAATATATTTAAGAAAGCATCTCCTTTTGGTATCTTCTTATTTTCTTGGATAAAAGCCTGAACTCTTGCTTTTATCTCACCATAATATCTATTTTTAGCTAAACTTGTTACTTCTACTCCAAGTGCTGCATTACCTTTATTAAGTGCACTTCTAGTAAATTCACTTATCATAGGTTGGACACCTAATTTATAATTTTCATTAGCTTGTGTACCTGTAACTAAGTCAGCACCTTCAAATAATTTTGGTACTTGAGCAATTAATGCTGTTTTATGTTTAGGGTGAATATCAGTTCTTGATTGTATGTGGTCAATAACTTGGTCTTCCGTAGCATTATTTGGTATGCTTGAGTGAATAGAACTTGTGCTACCTCCAATAGAAGAATGAGTTAGAATAGCTGTCTCCAACTTTTGTGCTACTTGCATACTTTGGGAATCAGGTATAAGAGAAGTATTTTGTATGTTTAACTGATAACCTATTAGTTCAAAATAATTAGGGTCACTTGCAGATATATTATTAGGTTTTCCCTCAATGTGATTTTTCATTATTTCATTTTTAGAATTTCTAAGATTTAATTTTCTATTATGTTCTTTAGTAGCAGCTTTTGATTTATAATCACTAAGTTTTAAATCATTAATTTTATTTGTTGTATCTTGTAGTCTACTTGCTGTTTCACCACTCCAGTATTTCTTAGGTAACTTAGTTAATATATCTGTATCTTTATTATTTATAGCTAATTCTACAGTTGCATCTACTACTTGCTTTTTCATTTCTGCATTATTTAATGGAGATACTCTTTTGTTTTTGTTATCTAGTTGGTCAATAGCACCACCTTTTTCAAATGCCTTTGCACCATTTATCTGTAGATTTCTATAGACTTCACCGTACATATATTTTTTAGCTTCACCTAATTGAAACTGTGCTCTTTGTGCTGTCCATGCAGAATTGTTTTGACTTATAACTGAATCAAATCCTTGAAGTACACCACTCTGATAAAAGTCAGCACCTTGGTGCATATCAGATAATCTTTTTCTTTCTGCAAGTACCCTCTTATCTAGTTCTACTTTATTATTAAATATATCAGGTTCTTCGTTTCTTAATCTTTCAATAAAATTATTTGCATCTATTTTAGCTTGGTTGTTTCCCATAAATTCAGCAATAGCCATAGAAGTTGTTTCTGAGGCTTCAGGTACTAACTCTTTAATTTTTACAGCATCTATTTTTTTACCTTCAGACTCTGCTTTAATTCTTTTAGCTAACACTTCTTTCTTAGCTAGTAATAATCTTTGTTTTTGTTTCTCTTCATCTACAGCAGTCTTCATAAGATTTTGACTAGATACTTTTAAGGCAGTAGCTAATTGAGATAATGTGTTGTCTTTGTTAACTTGAGGAGCACCTCTGAAGGTATCTAAACCACGTGCAGCAGGTGTACTGGTATATGAACCAAAACCCTTTACATCAGAAGTTTGTATTCTTTCTTTTGCCATAATAAATCCTATGCGTTTCTAAATGCTAAGTCACCGTTTGAATCAAATTTTAGGTCTGTAGCTAATCCTGTACCTACTTCTAAAGCTGTGCCTAAGAATGATGGTTGTTGTACAGATGATAAAGAATTGTATCTACCTGCCATTTGTGCGTATGCTTGTGTTTTATCATCATTAAGTTTAGCAATAGTATTTTTAGTTGAAGTAAGGTTTCTATTTAGAACTGTACCTTCTTGATAATCTACCTCATGTAATATACTATCTATTGAAATACCTGCGACACCAGACTCACCTGCAGAAGCTATAGCTGTAGCTTTTTTATTTCTAGCATCTACCATCACATCTTGTTCAGCTTGTACTGATGCTAATTTTTCTTCATCCATTCGCCTATCAATCATCTTAACTTGTTCTTTATAGGCTCTGTCAGCTTCTGTAGCTATTGCATTATTTCTTCTAGTTTGCTCTTTAGCTTGTTGGTCAGCAGCCATATAAGACATTGCTGCTCCTGCTATTTGCATTACTACCATTGTTGTTGGGTCACACATTATTTTTTCTCTCTTATAAATAGGTAAAAGTCTTCACTCCCTGCACCATAAGTGCGTGATGTTTTAATATCAAATCCACACCATTGTAGCCATCTCATACCTTGAGCATTTTTACAATGAACCATGTTGTATAGAACGTCATACTTATCTTCTAATTTTTTAATCCAATCTTTGCAATAACGTAGAAAAGGTCTTGAGTAATCTTCTAAATCACTAGAAGCTAACATCCAAGGTACACCATATTCAGGTACTTCAACTGAATCAGATATACCAAACATAGCTATAACTTTAGATTCTTGTGTCTCAGCTTTAGTTTCTAATATTGTATAAACTTCAGCATTAGGTAATTCAAAAGATTCCATTAGTGCTTTGAAAGGTGTGTGTCCCATTGCTGTTACTTCAATAAGGTCAGGCTTTCTTAAACGTGGTGCAAGAACTAAAGCATCCATAGGGTCAGCTTCAACAATACTCACTATAGTTGTATCATCTATCATGTATGTATTCATCTATATCCTCTGTGAATGTATGGTATAGAAACCTTCCCACTCAGCAGATTGAAAAGAACATGGTAAATAACTATCTGAAGTTATTTTTACTGTTACTCTGTCATTCTTAGATTGAATTGGAAATCTGAATGTTCCATCAGAAATGTTTACGTCTTCAATAGTTGTTGATGGACTATTAATTACGTTACCACTAAATTCATATATGTTTGTACCTCTAGCTTCAGGTGTTACTTCTATTTTAAAGAAACCAGAGTCTTCATAATTAACTCTCATAGTTCTTAATTGTAATCGTCCTGATAGTACAGATTGTTTACCTTGGTTTTCTTTAACGTGTTGTTCTGAAAACTGGTACTCAAATGTATAAGGGATTCCTATAGTTACTGTAGCTGCAGAATAATCTCCTGTAGCAGCAACTGTAGATGTTGTAGGTCTGGTTACTGTTATATCAGTACCCTTCCTGCTTGACCATGCACCAGACTTTATTGCTTTGACTGTTCCGTCGTAGACGTATGGCAATGTCCAAGTTGTGATATTTGTTCCTGAATTGTAAGAACCTGAGACTGTAACTTTCCTGTCAACACGACTGCAGAAAGTAAGCCCAGAATCATTAGGATATTGAAGCTGTAATTTTTCAATGAATACTCCATCACTTCTACTTATTACTATAAATAAATCGTTCTCTAATATTGTTACATCAAGTACACTTGAGCCTGTGTGCATATGCCACTCAGACCAACTTGATACTAGCTTAGTTGTTCCTTGCCAATACCATTTGTATATGTATAACTTAGAACGGTCTTCACTTGATAGCCCTACTAATATATCTTCATTAGATGATGAGGCTAATTTAACCACGTTTTTAGGTAAGTACTTAGGGCAATGGCTCGTGATTTCAGCAGCATCCACGATGACTGTATCACTCTCCACGTAATACTCACGAACAGACGTAAAGTCTCCTCGCTTAGACGTAAAATATAAGTAGTTCCCTGAAGCAACAGGCGAAACTTTTGTATCATTTTCAAACTCCGTACTAGGTACTATTGATATTGTTTTAGGTGTTAATATTCCACTAGTCTCAATACTAAACTGTGTGTTGTCACTAAATAATGTTAGTGAATCATTAAAAGGAATTGCGTGTTTTAAGATAGATACTTTGGTGTGACTAACAGAAACATCTATAGGTGCATCATCTAAAACTGCAGTTACTGTTGTAGCAAAGAAGTTAAAGAACTCAGATGATTGACTAAAGATAATGTTTTCATCTGATAACAAACCTAATCTATTTTTATAAAAGAATATATTATTAATATTTCTACCTACAAAAGAAGGATTAGGATTAGAGTCTAAATCACCTGCATCTCTATTAGAATATGTTTGTCTATTAAATGTAAATGAACCTGAAGTTAAAACTAAACTGTGAGGCATAGTAGTATTATCTAATTGATATATAATTCCAGGCTTTACAGTCTCTTCATAAGTATTAGCACTTAATGCTTTTACAAAGTAATTATCAAAGTTATTATTTTGGTCACCAATAATTTCATGTACATCACCTGCAGAAGCACTCGTAGGTAAATCAGCAAATTCTTGTACACTACTACTTACTGAACCAGATACTGTTGCAGTAGTCATGGCAACTGTTTTAGTTTTGTTAACAATAAAAGTATAATCAGCTACTGTTACGAAAGCTAAATCTGTTTGTGGGTTAGCACAATGTAAATAACTTGTACCATTAGGGACGTTAACAGTTGCAGCATTACCTGCTAAATCAAAGGCTTGTATAGTTGCTGAACTACTAGTTGCAGTTATAACAATAATGTATTGGTCATCTTCATCACGATTAACAACGTGAACTGCTGCACCACTTACGGCTGAGTTTATAATTTTAGCAACGTGTTCTGTAGGTTGTCTTTTAATTAATCCATCTATGATAGATGAAAAACCATTTACTTGACTTTCCCCCTGTGTAGTCTGTCGCAACGTAGATGGTTGCTGACTAACCCCATTTAAGAGATTAGGTAGTCCTGTACTAACGAGAGGCATATCATCACCTTATTGCTCTACGTGGTGCTCCACGAATTATTATTTTAGAAACATCATAGTTATCAAGTAACATATTGTTGTCTTCTGTCTGTGCTTCACATTGTTCAAAATAAACCATAGCTTCTGATTCATCTTTTTCGGTGAATCCACCTAAAGTATCTGAACCCATAAATCTACCTTGGAATCTTCTTGCAGACTTAACTGTAACGTATCTTTTAACGTGCTCTGGTAAATCATTAAAGTCTAATAGTAGAACCATATCTACATAATATGTACCTTCAAATGTTGTAAAGGAAAATTTCTTACGGTCATATAATCTTGTGCCTCTTTGAACCACGTCAACGTCATAGCTTGAGCCACAAGTATCTATTTTGACACAGTTACTAGGAACAATTAATTCACCATTAGTATTAGGAACAATAGGATATTCATGTTCAGAATTACAATGAAGTCCTTGAGATTGTAAAGACCTAGAAGTTTCATCTAATATTGACTTAGCAATAGATACATCTACAAGTTGAGCATCATCTAAACTAGATACAGGAGACTCACCTATAGAAGCTAACATAATGTTAACTGCTTCAAGTTCTGTTGTTGGTGTAGTTGACATAATCAATCCTGTAAAAAAAAGCGAAAGCCAAATGAATGACTCTCGCTATGATTAAAATTAAGCAGTTTGAATTTGTACTGCAGCCTCTGGACGTAGTGCACCATGACCCATTGCATACTTTGCAACCATTAGTGTACCTTGTCTTCGGATGTCGTACTCTGATTCAACAGCTAAATCCATTAACTTAACTGTACCTACAGCAGAAGTATGATCAATAATTGCAACTGTGTTAGATGCGTTAATTACCTGTGCTCCACCTGCACCACCTGCATCTGTACCAGTACCAGTAATATTGGCAGTCGGTAGATGTGGGGTCTTAATTAGGTTAATACCTGCTAACTGAGGGATTGTACCTTCAGCAATAGAACCTCTACCTGAGAAGTCTACATTGACAGCATTAGTAGCATTAGCTAATAGGTAATACTGTTCAGGTTTTA